TTCTAACTTTAGCCATATTTCCTTGTGTGTTTCTAATATAGTAATTGAAAAATGTTTTAAGTCTAAAGCCTACTGATAGTGGATCAGTTTTTGCCATGGTGTCTAACATAGGTCCTGCTTTTGATAATGATCCTTCGGCCATTCTTAACTTAGCATTAAAGGAAGATAACTCCGATTTAGTTAATTTAGCCGAGCCGCTCACATCTCTGTAAGCAGCGTCAGCTAAAAACACGGAAGATATCCCGGATTTACCGGAAACTGTACCAAAGCCTGCTCTTAAATCTTTCATCTTTTTACCTGAATAAGAAGTATGAAATACAATACCCATTCTTGCTCTCTTTATTCTTTTACCAATAGAGGAGTTATTAGGTACAGCATATGTGATTGTATTAGGTGTAAACGTTATCATGTTTTCACCATCTATACTAGCAGACTTTAAATCTGATTTTGAAAATAAGAAATCACCTTGTAGAATACCAGTAATATTAAGTTTAGCAAGTTCTCTTAATGCTATCTTTAATTTATTACCTAGTTCACCACCATGGTTTTTACTTATGTCACCTGAAGTGTAATTGATTTTTGGATTGACGTTGAATACTGACTTTGTACCAACAAAGAATTTGCCGTTTTCTGGATTGATACCACAAATTATAGCAGGGGCACCGTCCCATTTGACGGTCATATTTACTTTCTTACCAGATGAACCGGCAAGCATATCTCTTATTGACTTTAGGAAGTTAATAGCATTTTGACCACCCTTTGAACCACGATTTATTATATCGTCTTCAACATGTTCTAAATGTGTATTCTTTTCCTTTGTTGTAAATCCTTTAAAACTAAACATCTTTCTCTCATTTTTCCCATAACTATAACCACCTTTTCCATATAAATCAACTGTTTAGTTATATTTATACCTTTTTCTTTCTAGGTTTTCGCTTTGTTTTCTTTGTATTATCAATCTTTCTTTCAGGCTTATGACCCATAGGACACTTTTTAACTTCAGCCTGGTGTAGTTTATAACCACTTCTAAATTTTGATCTTACAAACATATACGATTGATTGGCCCAACTAGCATTTTCAGGAGTAGGTCCTTCTATTGTAAAATCATATTTTTTTCTTTCATACGGTACATACATAGCCAAAGGTGTTCCTCTGTCAAGTTTAAATTGTCCGTAACGTTTCATCAACATTTGTTGATTTATTTCGTGGTGTATATCTGTCCATATAATACCTGGTTGTACTTCAAATGTAGGGTTAAATTCATAATGCATTGGTAATTGCCACATAGACCAACCTGGTGGTGTCTTAACTCTCCAAGGACAAGCAGGCTTTAAAACCATACTTGTATTATCTCTTACATGTTGTGGTAACCAATCTCTATATTGTACATCACTATGACTTGAAAACGTAAAACATTTTTCTGGTGTTGCCCATTCAAATTTGCCATCTTCTATTGTTATATGTACATCACACCATAATGGTACAACAAATCCTTGTGTAATATATTCTGGAAAAGATGGACAATTTCTTACTGTACCTTTATCATCATGGTTACCTTTTACCATTCTTTCAACTCTTTTCCACCAATCAGGTATAACTTCTTTTGCTGGTAATATAGGTGCTACCTTTTCAAGGCCATCTATTGTAGACCACCATTTAATTACAGGTTTTTCTTTTTTCTTCCAAAAAGTAAACATTATAATGTACTCCATAAAAATTTAGGTACGCCACCATTAGGTTCAAATACCTTATATTTGTTTTGAAACTTCATCAATTTAAAGGCGTCTTCTTCAAAAAAATATTCGCCTATTACATTCATAGTAGGTTTCTCTATGACTTGCCAAATAATATCTTTCTTTTTTTTCTTCATTCTTTTTATATAGGTCAATTCAGGTTGTTCATTATTAGGACGTTTATCACCTTTATGAAATCTAACTTTTTGTGTTTTCTTTTTATTTGGCATTATAATTTAAAATCCGAAAACTTATCATATGCTTGTTCAGGTGTAGGCATACTTTCAGTTTCTTTTGTTTGGTTACTATCTACTATATTCTGTGCTGAGTTTTCAACATCATATAATCTCATCTTGGCTCTATCTACACCAATTATAAATGCTCTATTCATACCAGGATCATTATATCTATTCTTTAATTGTTTTACTTTCATTTGACCAAGTGTTTCTAGTTCTTCATTTGACATCAAAGCAAACATAAAGTCAGCAGTTGCTGGTAGACCAAACGATTCAGATGTATCTTCTAAACCAATATCTGTACTTACAAAACCAGTACGAGTTGTTTGTGTGGCACTAAAGATTGGTACATCAAACTCTACAGCAAGACCTCTTAATTCTTCAGCAATTGCTTTGATGTAGAAATAAGATGATATATTACCACCTTTAAATCTACTAGAAGCACATATGTTAAGATAATCTATAAAGATAACTTGTGGTTTAAAACTTTTCTTTAATGCTAATTCATTTAGTAAAGCCTTAAAGTGACCAGCATGAGCAGAGGCAGTTGGATATTCTTTGATGATTAGTTGACCAGATGTTTTACTTCTTAACTTACTCATCTTACCGTCATACAATTCTTTTGGTAAAGCATGTAAATCATCAATTGTAACGTCCATTAAATTAGCGTCTATTCTTTCAGCAATTCTTTCTTCAGCCATTTCTAAAGTAATATACAATACATTCTGACCTTGACTTAAAAAGTTAGAGGCACAATGACACATAAACAAAGATTTACCAACACCTGTACCTGCTAAAGCAATATTTAATGTTTTACTTGGTACACCACCTTTTGTAATCTTATTAAAGAAGTTTAAATCAAAAGGATATCTTTTTTCTTTTGTATGGTACCAATCAAATCTGGCCTCAGCGTCACCAATATAATCATGTCCTATATGGTTGTCAAACGAAACGGCAAGAGCGTCTGATAGAATACTTGGTATTGCCTCTGGTTGTTGTGCTTTATCTTTACCATCTAATATCTTAATACCAGATAATACGGCATTGTGTACAGCTCTGTCTTTACAAAACTTTTCTGTTGTATCTAACAACCATTGTAAATCAGATTGTTCATTTACAAAACTATTTACAAGTTCTTTTACTAACTTTAATTCATCTTCGTTAATGTCTTTTCTATTGCCAAATTCAATTAGTATAGTTTCTTTTGTAGGTAAATTTTTATAGTGTTGAACAAACTTATCTATTTCTTCATACAACAATCTTTCAGTTCTATTTGTAAAGTAATCTGTTTTTACAAAAGGTAAAGCTTTACGAGTAAAATCTTCGTTATAAAAGAAGTTGCTTAGTATTGTAAGTTCTATTCTATCAGACATAATGTAAATAACTTCCTATAATATATTTTGGTTCTTTAATTGGCATTGTACCAGCATGTTTGTGTGTCCACAATGGTGGAAACATTAACATTCTTCCTGTTTCTGGTTTAACATTTATACCATACTCTCTGAAAGAAGTCAACCCTCCTTCATTGTCATTTAGGTAAAGAAAGAATACTAAAAATCTTTTGGCACTGGCATAGTCCATAACATCAACATGTTCTTTAAACTCATCTTTATTATTTACTTCATACTTTTTCATTCTAATATGTTCCCAACCAAACTTTTCTGGCCAGTTATGAGTAATCTTAAATTCTTCAGCATACTTATCAATGTATGGTCTCATAGAAGTATAAATTATTTTAACATACTCTGACCAATCATCATGTAAATTTAAATTTATTTCTGTAAATGATCTATGGTCTTTTAACTCTGTTTTTTGCCACTGTTGTTTACTATCTTCAAACTTATCAATCAAGTGTTGACATTGGTCTTTTGTCAATACATTATCATATGTTTTAATATACTTATTTTCCAAAACTTACCTTACCATCTTTTAATTGTTGTTCAACAATTTCTACTAAAATATCACCAATATAGTTTTTGAAATCTTCCGACTTGACATCTACATTTTTTGGATTTAACATAATATCATATGTAAATCTTAAAGGTACATCACCTTTTTCTGTAGGTTCTGGTTCAAAAGCAACCTTATCGTATTTGTAAATTACTTCTTCGTATTTACCTGAAAGTAATTTAACACAACTAAAGTCATCACCCTCACGTTGAGCAAAGGCGTATCTTTTATTCTTCGTCTGTTCCGTATGTGAATTTTTGTTTGGCATGTTCATCAATTTTATCTAATACTTCCTTTGTAAAATACTTGTCGGGATTTTCATTGATGTTTTTACCAAATACTTTAGAACCATCAGGTGTTTCATATCTTGTAGATACTTTCTTAAATACACCAGCAGCTTCTCCAAGTTCTAATAAACCATAATGTTTATCTAAACCTGTTTTGTATGTTAGTCTAACATCAATCATAGCGTTTTCTTTTGTTAACCTTGACTTATAATTTTTACAATGAATAATATTACCAACTACTTCCGTACCGTCTTTTTCTTTAC